ATAGGAAGTGTTTTCAAAAGTAAGCCAATTCACTACGGTATCACTGATGAAATTCCCCGATTCCTTACAAAGTCACATCGCACCTTGAAAATTTCATGAACCACCCCAGCAGGATACCTCTGGTACTGAATGTGCATTCTGCGCGTCTTACCGGAAAATACGCCGGAGAAAATCGGGCAGGAACGGGCCGGGACAGAGTGGACGGTAGTTAAGAGCAAGATTCGCCTTTGTATACGAAACCGCTCCTGTGGGCGGTTTCCCCACGGCGGCATCTTGATGGGGATTGTGCTCCCCATACCCTCACATCGAGCAAAATCACATGATTTTGCCCATTGGTGGCCTGCTACAGCAGGTCACAGCCGGAGTGTAGATGCACTGCCGGGAAAATCAAACCATTGATTTTGGAAAGGAGACCCCATGCCACGAACAAAGAGAAAAGTGAAATCTATCGTAAAGACAAAAGTAATCTCCGCACGAGTTACAGAAACGGTACATGAACTTTTACACCGGCAGGCAGAAGATGCCGGGATGACCCTCTCTCAATTTGCAGCGCAGATGCTGATGAAAGGCCGCGTGAATACCTCGTATGTGTTCTATGTCCACCCGGACGAGATCGAAGCAATCACACGGGAGTTTGCCGCCATCGGAAACAACCTGAACCAGATCGCGGCGTTCTTCAACAGTGGGGGTCTTCCATCACATGTCATGTGTGAAAACATCAACCATGCGATTTCCTGCATTTTTGAAATGCGGGAGCAGGTCGCAGAAATGGCAGGAAAGAACTATGGCAATCTTAAAGCATATCGCAAGTAAGAGTTCCAACTATGGCGCTGCGCTGGAGTACCTGATTTTCAAGCATGACGAGCTTCGGAAAACTCCGATTCTTGACCAGAAAGGAAATCGTATCATGCGAGATGAGTATTATCTGGACGGTCTGAACTGTGAACCCTATTCCTTCGATGCGGCCTGCCAGCAACTGAACCGCGAATATCAGAAGAACAAAAACAAGGATGAAATTAAATCGCACCATTACATCATCAGCTTTGATCCACGGGACAGCACAGAAAATTGTTTGACGGGGAAACGGGCACAGAAGCTTGGGCTGGAATACGCAAAAGCAAATTTTCCGGGGCATCAGGCATTGGTCTGTACGCACATGGACGGGCACAATGGCAGCGGAAACATTCATGTCCATATCGTAATCAACAGTCTGCGAAAACTGGATGTGCCTCAGCAGCCCTTTATGGAACGACCCATTGACTGCAGGGCTGGCTACAAGCACCATGTGACGAACGAGTACCTGAAGCATCTGCAGAAATCCCTTATGGATTTATGCCAACGTGAATTTCTGCATCAGGTCGATTTACTGTCACCATCCAGAACGGGTGTGACCGAAGCGGAGTATTGGGCACAGCGGCGGCTGGATGAGAAAAAACAGAAAATCGAAACGGAAGGATTTACGCCCAATCCGACAAAGTTTCAAACACAGAAGCAGCTTATCCGGGATGCCGTTGCCGCTGCTCGTGAGAAAGCAATCTCGTATGAAGACTTTCAAGACATCCTGCAGGATGAATACAACATTTTCGTCAAAACCCAACGTGGGCGTTATAGCTATCTGCCGCCGGAACGGAACAAGTTTATATCGGAGCATTCTCTGGGAGAAAGCTGCAAAAGAGAATGTCTGGAAGGATTCTTTGTTCAGAACGCCGAGAAGAATCTGCGGTACAAGGAAGAACCCATACTGATCTTTACAACCAGAACCAGGCTGCGGCTCGTTGTGGACCTGCAGGAGAATGTTAAGGCACAGGAAAATCTGGCCTATGCGCTAAAGGTCAAAATCAGCAATTTGCAGAAAATGGCTGAAACGCTGGTATGGGTACAGGAGAGTAACATCAACGACCTGACGGAACTGAACGATTTGTGTAAGGCGGCGCAGGCCAACGCGCAGGCAGCGTATGAACGGCTGTCACAGGCAGAGGATGAACTGTACAAAACCAATGAACAGATTCATTATGCGGGGCAGTACCTTTCTACAAAAGAGGTTCAGCAGCAATTTACGAAAGCAATTCTCAAGAAAAAATTCCGTGCAGAGCATTCCAAGGAATTGGATGCCTATGCAGAATCCGTGAAATACTTCCGGGAAGAAAACGATGGAAAGCTGCCATCGCTGAAATCTCTGAAAAAGCGGAAAGAAGAACTGACGCAAGAAATCGCGGAGAGGAAAAAAGCGTATGCTCCCTTGAGGGAAGAATCCAAGCGTCTGGAAATTGCATCGGATAATGTGTACAGCATCTTCCGAAAAACCAATGAGATGAAATCCGACCTTGCATGGAAACGCGAGTGGGAGGCCAATGTCCGCGAAAAGGCAAGGCAGGAGCAGGCTCGACAGGAACAGCGTGAGCGTCAACCGAAACGCAAGAAGCGCAGCTATGATATGAGCCTGTAATCAGCAGGGTCTTCCACCCCGCACCCCGGAACCCTGCCGGATGCGTAAGCCCGTGCAGAGCTTTCCCATTCGGCAGGGACTTTTGAAAACGACTAGGAGGAAGTTTGAGTAAAGAGTACATCAAAGCACAAACCCCACTGCCCACGTATTTCCCTTATCCGAAATTTCTGCTGCAGATGAGCCTTTCCCATACAGCACGATTGACGTATGTTTTGTTGCTGGACCGCATGACCCTTTCGCAGAAGAACGGCTGGGTGGATGCGCAGGACCGGGCATATGTGCTCTATCCGCTGGCGGGGCTGGCGGCAGATCTGCAGAGCAGTATTTCCAGTGTCACCCGTGCCCTGCGGGAACTGGAAGCCGCACGGCTGATCGAACGGCAGTCCAATGGCTTTTCCAAGCCGAACCAGATATTTCTCGGTATCCCTCAGACTGCGCAGAAATGCGCAATCGAGATGGCCCAAAATGAGCAGCCTGATTACTCAAAAGTGAGCAATACGGTTGCGCAAAACTGCAACCTAACCAAATAAATAAGAACAACCTAAGATCGAACCAACTGAATAGAACTAAAGAAGCGTATGGGCGATATCGGAATGTTTTTCTGGAAGATTATTCGGAACTGGAAATGGAAATTGCAGAGTTGGATACTCTGATCGAAGACCTTTCAGCCTATATGCAGTCTACAGGCAGGAAGTACGCAGACCATGCGGCGACCCTGCGTAGCTGGTCAGCACGGAAGAAAAGACAACAGAAACCGGGAGCAGGCATCCCGGACTATACCTACAACAAGGAGGAAAGTTTATGACGGAAACGATCCAGACAGCGATGGACAGGCTTATGACGATTTCTGCAGAACCGCAGGACTACATTGCGGGAGATGGGCTACTGTACTGCGGCAGCTGCAAAACTCCCAAGGAAGCGTTCTTTCCGAATGGCAAAAAACTGTTTGGGCGTGACCGCCATCCGGCTGAATGCCGGTGCAGGCAGGCTACAAGGGAAAAGCAAGAGAAAGAAGAACGTGCAAGGCTGCATTACGAGAAAGTGCAGCGGCTGAAGCTGCAGGGCTTTACCGACTGGGCGATGCAGCACTGGACATTTGCAAACGATCACGGGCAAAATCCACAGATGCAGCTGGCACAGCGGTATGTGGCCCACTGGCCGGAAATGCGGGAAAAGAATGTGGGGCTGCTGCTCTGGGGCGGTGTTGGTACAGGCAAGAGTTTTATGGCGGGTTGCATTGCCAATGCCCTGATGGAACAGGAAGTGGCCGTCTGCATGACGAATTTTGCCCGAATCATGAATGAACTGAATAACGCCTTTTCCGGGCGAAATGAAGTCGTGGACAGGCTCTGCGGCTATCCGTTGCTTGTCATTGACGATTTCGGCATGGAGCGGGGCACGGAATATGCGCTGGAGCAGATTTACAACATCATTGACAGTCGTTACCGCAGCCGAAAACCATTGATCGTCACCACGAACCTGACCCTGACGGAGTTGAAGAACCCGCAGGATACCGCTCACGCCCGTATCTATGACCGTCTGCTGGAACTGTGTACACCGATTGCCTGCACAGGCCCCAGCATGAGAAAGGATATAGGACAGGCAAAATTGAACTTGCTGAAAACATTTTTGGCCTGAAAGGGAGGTGCGCGATTGAAAGAAAACGGCACAATGAATTGGCTGGAGCAGGTCCACCAGATGAAGAACCGGGACATCCGCACGATAGAACAGCATGAACTGCAGGAACTGCCGCAGGATGTAGTGGAACACGGACTGCCGCAGGAGGAAAGGCTGAAAAATCTGCTGGATAAGGTCCGAAATCCTTACTGCTATCTGGACAACGGAATTATTGTAAAGCTGAATTTTGCACCAAGAGGGAGCAGCACACTGCCGGAACGTATTGGCAGGTGCTTTCAGTCTGCCAGCTGAAAAGGCAGAGAAACTTTCGGCAAGCTGCTGAAAAATCACACAGAAAATTTCACACTTTAATGCGATAAAGCACTGGACAAAGGGTGATGATTCTGGTAAGCTGTTTGTGGGTAAGAAAATAGGAATGTGCCAGCTGAGTAAAGCTTGCTCGGTAGGCTTGTTCTACATAAAAAATGTGGAGCCTTTCGCTTCTCTGACGAACAGTATTGCCGATTCGTTAAGGAGGTGGAAGGCTTTTGTTATACCCTGATATGAATTTGCAGAAGAGAACACAGCAAAATACAACCCGATACCGTACAGCCTTGTACTTGCGCTTGTCTCGTGAGGATGGCGATAAGACAGAGAGCGACAGTATTGCAAACCAGCGCACACTACTGGAAGCCTATGCCATAGACCACCCGGAACTGTGTATTGTGGATGAGTTTGTGGACGATGGCTACTCCGGCTCAAACTTTGAACGGCCTGCGTTCCAAAGGCTGTTTCGGGAACTGGAGCAGGGGACCATCAACTGTGTTCTGGTGAAAGATCTGTCCCGCTTTGGACGAAATTACATTGAAGTGGGGCGTTATCTGGAACGTATTTTCCCGGTCATGCGGGTCCGGCTGATTGCAGTGACGGATAATTATGACAGCCAATCTGCGTGGAAGACCAGCGATTCCATCATGGTTCCGATGCGGAATCTGCTCAACGATGCCTACTGTCGGGATATTTCCGTCAAAATCAAGAGTCAGCTTGCGGTAAAGCGGAAGCGCGGCGATTTTGTGGGAAGTTTTGCAACCTATGGATACCAGAAGGACCCCAGCAATCATACCAAACTAATCGTGGACGAACTGGCAGCGGAAACAGTGCAGAACATCTTTCACTGGAAGATCAATGGCATGAGCAATCAGGGCATCGCAAATCGTTTGAATGCGAAAAAGGTACCGTCCCCAGCTGCACGAAAGTTGCAGAGCGGTGCAAAGCTGAGCTTGCATTTCCGCAAGAGCGATGAGCCGCCGTGGTCTGCCAAGGCAGTGGACCGCATTCTGCACAACGAGGTCTATATCGGAAAACTGGTACAGGGAAAGACACGACGACTGGATTATCGCTCCAAAAAGAAATTGAATGTGCCGATGCGGGACTGGGTAATCGTGGACAATACCCATGAAGCAATCATTCCGGCAGAGCAGTTTGAACTGGTGCAGCGGATTCTGGAAACCGAAACACGCAGGCCGGACGATGCCGAAACGGTGGCCCTGTTTGCAGGCTTTCTCTACTGTGGGGACTGCGGCAGCCGGCTGGTACGCAGGTCGGCCAGCTATAAAGGAAAGCGGTACATCTATTATCAGTGCTCCGGCAGCAAACAGGACAAAGGCAGCTGCACGAGCCATAATCTGCGGGATGAAAAACTCCATAACATTGTGCGGAATGCGCTCCAGATGCAGATCCAGATCGTGATGGAGGAAGCAGAGTTTGTAGAAAGCATCCGGCAGGCCCAACAGGAACCCTACCGTGTGCGGCGCATCGAACGGCAGATTCGGCAGCTGACTGCAGAAAAGGCCCATACACAGGGCATTAAGGAAAAATTGTATGGGGATTACGCAGAGGAAATCCTCACACGGGAGGATTTTTTGAACTACAACGAACTGTACAGCAAGCGAATCGAAGAGTATGACCGCAAAATCACAGAACTGGAAGCAGAACGGCAAAACCTACAGACTGCTCCAAACGCTTATCCGTTTCTGGATGTGTACCGTAAGTATCGAAAATTGGAAGAAATCACCCGCCCGATGATTGTCGAATTGATTGAGAAAATCGAAGTCTATGAGGGCAATCGGGTAGAAATTACGTTCCGATTCCACGATGAAATTGCGGACCTGCTGGAAGAACTGCATCAAAAGCAGATGGGGCAGCGTGAAGTGTCTGCTTAAAAGGAGTCTGTGACTTATGGCAAGAGTAAGCAAGAAGGTAAGTGCGGCGCAGCGGGAAGCGGAGAACGCACCGCACCGTATCTGGAAAACCGCAATTTACGCACGACTGTCCGATTTTGATGATGTACTTCGGAATACGGAATCACTGGAAGTGCAAATTTCCTATATCAAGGAGTACATTAACCATCGGGATGACCTGATGCTGCTGGATGTATTTGCGGACAAACGGTGCACAGGAACAAATTTTGACCGCCCGGAATTTGAACGGCTGCTGAAAGCACTGCAGGAGCGGAAAGTCAACTGCATTGTGGTAAAGGACTTCTCCCGACTGGGTCGTAATTTCGTGGAAACAGGTCAGTATCTGGAGCAAGTGTTTCCACTGTTTGGCGTAAGATTTATCGCCATCAATGATAATTATGATAGCCTGAACAGCCAGAGTTGGGACGGGATGCTGGTGCCGATCAAGAGCATGATCAATGAAATGTACTCGAAAGACCTGTCCCAGAAAATTCAGTCATGCTTTCGCTCCAAGGAAGCACGAGGAGAAATCTATACGCCTGTTCCGTTCGGTTACAAGAGAAATCAGCAGAATCATTTGATTCTGGACGAGGAAGTCAGCGATGTGGTAGTTCGGATTTTTCTCTGGAAGAAATCCGGCATGAAAGAGCGCGAGATTGCAAAGAAGCTGTCTGCACAGGGAATCCAGACACCTTTTACACGCCGCTGTCAGCTGGGATACCTGAAAAACACCTTGCGGGTAAAGGACCCAGCATGGCAGACCGTTTTCGTGACAAAGGTGCTGGAAAATCCAATCTACACAGGAACAATGGTCTATAACCGCATCGCCTACGATGAAACGAATCGGAAAATCGGGCAAAATCCACGGGAAAGCTGGCGGATAGTGCCGGACAACCATCCGGCGATTATCAGCTGGGAACTGTTTGATGAAGTTTCCGCGTTGCGGGAAGCTGAGCAAGCGGTCAGGGAGGAACGGAAAACATGGTGCAAACAGCGCAGAAAGAACAATCCGAACATCTTCAAAGGCCGGATATTTTGCAAAGAGTGCGGAGAAAAGCTGGTTTGCCATTGGCAAAGGGATGGTTCGCTGTATTTTTACTGTAAATTTTGCCATGTTTCCATCTCAGAGAAAGACCTCCGGAACGGCATTAACAAGGAGTTGCACCAACGGATGGAAGAACACCGTGATTTGCAGAAGTTGGTACGGAAAAGCTCTGGAAAAAGCAAACTCCAATCAAAAGAAATAGCTACAAAACGTGAAATTGAACAGGCGTCAGGCAATATCGTTCGACTGGAATCACAGAAGCGCAGCGGCTATGAGCAGTATGTCCTTGGAAAAATTTCAAAAGAAAAGTTCTTGAAATTGAAGCAGGATGCAGAGAATGAAATTGAGGCGTTCAGACAGACAAAAGCTGAAAACGAGAAAGAACTGGTCGTTGTTCAAGAAGAATTGCAGCAGAAAAAGCAAATCGCAGGCAACACAGAGGTTCTTTTAACGGCAGATAATCTGCAGCAGTATGTAAAGAAAATTGAAGTGGATCACAAGAAAAATACTTACACGGAATTTGCGTTCTAACGAAAAAGGAGGACAGACAATGAAAGAAAAAATCTATGATGCCCGGACAGGAATGGAATATGTTTTGGTGGGTGATTATTATCTGTCAGCCTTGAAACTGCCACGGACCCGTCCGATTGGCCGCTGGGGGATGCTGCACAAGGCGTACCTGAAACTGCGAAAACCCGCCTATTACCAGAGCTTGCTGCTGAGCGGAAAGCTGGATACTGTTTTAGCAAATGTGGAAGAGCAGGCAGTGGAACGATATGAGGTTTTGATCGAGCAGCTGAGCCAGCGGGAGGGCGTATCGGAAAAACTGAAAGAAGAAAATCAGATGGAGTGGGTACGCCGTATGAGAAATCTGGAAAATCGTGCAGCAGAAATCGTAAAGGCAGAATTGATCTACACGTTTGAAAGGCGGTGAGCAGCAGATGATCGGAACCTATTACCGGCTTTCTCTTGCGGACGAGGATGTGGGTGCTGATAAGGCTGAGAGCAACAGCATTCAGGGCCAGCGTGGACTGGTAGAAGGGTACATCATGGCACGCCCCGAACTGGCTGCAGAGCCGCGTCAGGAGTACGTGGACGATGGCTATTCCGGCACCTCTACAAGCCGCCCTGCGTTCCAGCAGTTGATTGAGGACGTGCAGGACGGAACGGTGAAAACGATCATCGTAAAGGACTTTTCCCGGTTTGCCCGTGACTACATCGAAGCAGGCGATTATATGGAGCGCATCTTCCCGTTTCTGGGCGTTCGTTTTATCTCTGTCAACGATGGGTATGACAGTGGAATGCAAATCGGAAACGATGTACGTGGACTGGAAGTAGCCATTAAGAACATCATCAACGCATCCTACAGCCGGGATCTTTCTGCCAAAATCGCGGCAGCCGACCATGTGATGCAGAAGAAAGGAATGTATCTCGGAGGATACCGCCCGTTTGGATTCCTGCCGGATCCGAACGACTGCCATAAGCTGATCCTCGACCCGGTAGCCAGCCAGTATGTACGGTTGATCTTTGAACTGGCATTGCAGGGCAATAGAACAGGCGCCATCGCAAAAATCCTGAACGAAAAGCAGATTCCAACTCCGGCAGCGTATCACGTGGCGGAAAATCATGTGTACAGCGAGCAGAAAGCATGGGACTTGCAGCGCAGCCATTGGACAAGCGGGACGGTTTATCATGTCCTGAAAAATGAGAAGTATAAGGGCACCTATGTGGGCGCGAAATTCATTATGCCGGTTCCCTGTAAACATCGGGTTCTGCGCGCTCCCTTGGAACAGCAGGTACGAATTGAGGACAGCCATGCCGCCATTGTGACCACAGAAGAATTTGAGCAGGCACAAAAGGTTATTATGCTGCAGCACGGGAATCATCAGACCGGGAACTACACAAAACACCAGTATCCACTGAAAGGCAAGGTCTACTGCGGCTACTGCCAGAAACTGATGAAATATCGTGTACTCAAGAAACTTGGCCCATCTTTTAACTGCAGATTTTCGGCCACAGCGGTGGACAGCCCTTGCAAGCGAATCCCGATCTCTGAGGAATTGCTGGAAGAGATTGTCCGAAACGCACTGACAGCGCAGATAAAACAGGCGGAGCATATACTGGAAATCCTGCACGAACGGGAACGCAAAGCGTTGATTTGCTTTTCCGCACTGGAACGGCAGGAAGAAAAAATGAGTGCAGAAAAGGCAGAGATTGTAAAACAGCGCGTTGCACTGTATGAGCAGTATGCCAACGGAAATATAAGCAAGGAAGAATTCATCCGGCAGAGAGATGCCTACAGAGTGCAGGAAGATGATAAGATGGAGCAGATTCAAATGCTGCGTACCGAGAAAGACCAAATTTTCCTGCCAGTAAGGAAAGATGCTGATAATTTGCAGACTGTCGTAAGTGCAGCAGAAGAAGCAGGCGATGTGATGCACTTATCACAGAATGTGGTGGAAACCTTTATTGACCGCATTGAGGTTTTCAACGATGAACGCGTGAAAATTCGCTTTACATTTGAGGATGCATTGAACAGTTATGAGGAAAAGTAAGTGCAGCGATTTCTTGATTTAAGGTAAATACAGAATTTCAGAAGCAAAAAATCGAAGGCTCGCGTAAACCACAGACAGCACCCAGGAGAATTCGAGGGTGCGTCTGCAGCTTATGCGGGCCGTTTTATTTTGTGCTTTTTACTGCGAAATAATGTTAAACTCCAAGGCTGACAAGAATGGCCTTTAACTCCTTTGCCATGCGGATAATGACAGTCTGTTCAGTTTCATTACAGTCCAACAGCAAGCGATGAATTTCAGAGTTTGCAGAGGAAGATGAATATTCAAGACAGTCGAGCAAAAGCTCATCCGCGGAAACGGATAACGTGTTGGCAATTTTGACAAGAACAGAAAGGCTTGGAACCTTTGTGCCATTTTCGATTTGGACAATGTATTCACGACTGCAGTTGACTTTTGCGGCAAGAACTTCTTGCGTCAGATTCGATTTTGAACGGTAGAAGCTGATTCGTTTTCCTAAAGAAGTACGATTTACGGACATATAGTGATTTTCCTTTCAAATGCCCGCATAAGATACTTTAATTATTTGACTTATGGAGAAATGAATCAAGAGGAACCAAAGAGGTAATTTGCATAGAAGTCAGAATTCTTATTTTTTCCCTCTAGCGGAGATGGCTTCTGAGGCCAAAATGTGAACCAACAGTTCACATTTTGAGCAACAAGTGAACTGCTGGTTCACAGAAAAAAACACCTGACAGGAGTATAATAAAAGCATGAAATTAAATAGCAATAATAAGGTGGTAGGAACAACGTGGAGCAATTACTGACGCTGTACAGCGAAGTTCAGTCAACGGATGTACGGTGGCTGTGGTATCCCTTTATTGCAATCGGGAAAATCACACTGCTACAGGGTGATCCCGGCGATGGAAAATCTACCCTGATGATGAATCTGATTGCGGAACTTTCAACAGGAGGTAAGACCCCGGATGGCTGTAAGATCGGCGTGCCGCAAAAAGTGATTTATCAGTGCTCCGAGGATGGCGTTTCGGATACGATAAAGCCCCGATTGGAACGCTGCGGGGCAGACTGCAGGAAGATTGCTTTCATCAATGAAGAGGTTTATAACGGCCTCACATTGGACGATGAGCGCATCCGTCAGGCAATCATTGAATTCCGGCCACGTTTGGTCGTGATCGACCCGATTCAGGCTTATCTTGGCAGTGATTCCGATTTGCAGATCGCAGGCAGGGCACGGAAACTTATGCGCCGCCTTGGAATGTGGGCTGCGGGCTATGACTGCGCCATCGTTCTGATTGGCCACCTCAACAAAAAAGAAGGCTCCAAAGGGCTGTACCGCAGCCTTGGCAGCATTGATGTTGTGGCAGCAGCACGAAGCGTCCTGCAGGTGGAGCGAGATACAGAGAACCCTGATATAAGAATCGTACATCAAATCAAAAACAGTCTTGCGCCTAGGGCAGAAGACATCCGTTTTTCCATTTCCGCCGACAAGGGCTTTCAGTGGCTGGAATGCAGGCCGCAATCTTTTGAAAATCAGAAACCAGATAGAAAACCCGAATTTGAATCGGAACAGCAAAAAGCGGTCTATTGGATTAAGCATTTTCTTGAAAAAGGTGATATGAGCGCGAATGAAATTTATTGCCGTCTGGACAATGAGGGTGTAAGCAAACGAGTGGCACGAATGGTAAAAACAGAAATGGGAATCCACTGCTATCAGAAAAAGCGGAAATGGTATTGGAGCGTTCAGCCGGAAGAAGGTGCTATGAATGGATCGCAAGTATAAGGTTGGCGGCTATGTGAAACTTGCAAAACAGTGGGAACGCTCTAAGGATGCAGCAGTGGCCTATCATAGTTCCTATTATGCTGAAAAGTTCAGGGATGATGCGGATAAAAGGCTGGTTGGTGTTTACATCGACATTACAGGGAATAAGGAAATCTATAAACGCCCGGAAATGGTGCATCTGCTCAAAGATTGCAAAAAGGGTGTCGTCAATCTGATTTTTTCACAGACAAGGGCCTACCTTGCAGCGAATACCTGTGATTTCTGTTTTCTGCTGAAATATCTGTTTGATTTGCCGATGCGGGTGGACATTGTTACAGACGATGACGACCAGAGAATTGACACTATTCTTGATGTTGATAGCCAGCGGCAGAGTCTGAAAGAATTGGCTGGAAAATATACATCAATCCGAAGGAAAGATTATCTTGAGTGGAGAATCCGACTGGAACATGAAATGACAAAGGCTGAAGAAAAATGAACGTGGAAGGACAGCATAATCCAAAAGACGTAGAGTGTATTCCGGTAGAAAGCCTTGAAGTGTTGCCGAGTGGAGCGGATTGGCAGAGCCGACACTTAGAATCGGAAAGGCGAAAAGCAGAGATTCGTGACAGAATCCATAAGCAGGCAGAACAGGGCCAGAAAACGGCAAAAGACTACTTTCGTCCGGCGAAACCGACACCGTCAATTTACGACAGTGACCTGAAGCGTGTAGCTGTTTATGCCCGTGTCAGCACTTCCAGCGAAGAACAGATTTCTTCCATTGAAAACCAGACTCTATACTACACCAAAAAGATTGCAGAAACGGAAAACTGGAATTTGCAGGATATTTACAGCGATGAAGGAAAATCGGGTACTTCACTGCGGAAACGGGATGCGTTTAAGCGCATGATGCGGGATGCCAAAGACCAGAAGATGGATTTGATTATCTGCGCCAGCATTTCACGTTTCGCTCGGAATTTTTCGGATTGCATGACGCAGATCTCAGCACTGAAAACCATGCACCCGGCACATCCAATCGGTGTGTACTTTGAAACCGAGAACATCTACACACTCAACCCGAATAGCCAGTACAACCTCGATATACAGGCACTTCTGGCGGATTGGGAATCGGGCAACAAGAGCCGCCGGATGATCCTTTCGTATGATCAGCGCATTATGACAGGACAGTACCCGATAGCTGATTTGATGGGGTATCGGCATACCAAAGATGGACAGTTGGTAATTGAGCCGGAAGAAGCGAAGACGGTGCGGTTTATCTTTCTGGCGTTTATTCAAGGGTATAACTACGATCAGATTGCAACGATCCTGACGCAGAAGAAGCGCAGCACCCTGCGCGGCAGGCAGGAGTGGAATGGCGTGATGGTGGCAAACATCATGAAAAATGAACGCCGCTGGGGTGATCTGGAAGCCCGGAAGAGCATCGTGGTGGACTACAAGCTGGGCAAGGTTACAAAGAATAATGGGAATCGCTGCTCTGCCTATGTTCCGGAACACCATGAAGCAATCGTTTCGCCGGAAATTGCACGGGCTGCACATCTGGTGGCATCCAGCAGGAAGAAGTGCGGTGTGCAGGATATTGTGGTGATCCAGCAGGGAACATTGAAAGGCTTTGTTGGCATCCATCCGAATTGGAGCGGCATCAGTGTTGAAAGCATCCGCTGCCTTTGTCTGAGCACCTATCTGCCGGAAGAGGTGGCGAAACTGAACGATATAGCAGAGATGAGGACTGGGACAACGCTGGGAAAGGTTCTTCAATCTGAATATCTGACGGTTTCAGGCACTTGCTTTATCAATCAAAGCAGCCCGGTTATGACGATTTCTAAAAATGGAATCCGTTTCAGCAAAGCTTGCCACACCCGGCTGGACAACTGCGAATATGTGGAACTGCTCTATCATCCGATTCTACAGGTCGTGATTTTGCGAAAGAGCGATCATAGCTCTTCAACGGCGATGCACTGGCAAGATGACAATGACGTTCATAGTGCCTTTTCAGCCAGAGCGTTTTCTGGCCTGATTCTTCAAACGTTGAACTGGAAAATGAATTGCCGTTACCAGTGCCGTGGTATCTGCCGGGGTCAGGGAAATGCAAAATTTCTGATTTTTGAATTGGATGAGTCCCGGATTTTGATTGGAAAAAATCAGTATGAACAGATTGAAGGTCGTTCGATGGATCTGAAATGCCGGCTGTATCGGCATAAGTGGGTTCAGAGCATTACGGTCCGTGATGTGATGGAATCCGGCCAAGTCGTAGAAAATCCCATGATTGGCGCGATTCCGAGCAGAAATGAAGTTCAGCGTGAACTGGATGACCTTTTAATGTCGATGCAGGAGGATTTGAGAAATGGAAGAAAAAAGCAGGGAGCAGGAAATGAGTGCTCGGGAGATCTCGCTAATTCGTGAGTTGGCACAGATACGAAAAGAGTATAAAAGAGAGCTGGAGTACGAAAAATTTGATGGCTATGAGTTGCCGCCGCGCACACAGTTTTCTATGCTGAATAAGCCAGCAGTAAGCATAAAATATGGCGTTATGAAATTCAATATGGCCTGTATCCGGCTTTTTGAAGGAATTAAGTATGTTCTTCCAATTCTGCATCCAAACAAGAAGCGGCTTGCGTTGATCATGTGCCCGGAAGAGGACAGTGCATCTGTTGAATGGGCAAGACAGAAGGACGAAAACTGGGTGAATAAGGATATTACCTCTTTGGAATTTGTGGAAAATATCTTCAAGCTCATGAACTGGAACCGAGAATGCCGCTATAAAGTGCTTGGACGGGTGGCTAATTCAGATCAGGGTCTTTGTATGTTGTTTGATTTGGAAGAAGCAATCATGTTCACCCCGAAGCCACAGGAATATACGGATCCGCTTACTGGTGAAATGAAGAAAAAGCAGATGAAATTCTTCCCGGATGCCTATAAGAACCGTATCGGAAAATCTTATAATGACTACATTGCAGATCATCAGATGAACATGTTTGAGGACTTCATTGGGTATCAGAGTTCTACTGTATTGGATGAGCCCGAACGGGAAGCAGGCACTACTTCAATACCGATTCCGCAACGTGAAGAATCTGAAAATATACCTTCGCCAGATTTACCGGAACAGCTTGAAAACGTACAACAATCAGGCAATGAGATTGCTGAGAGAGGAATGCAGACATGAATTCTGGGCGAGTTATGAACCTGCGAGTGACAATTCCGGCGGAAAGCCGGAGAATGAATGTTGGGAAAGATGTTATCCGTATTCTTGGAAGTCCGGCCTATATCTGCGTTTTGCAGAGGAAAGATCGGAAGTCTATTGCAATCACGCCGTGTGCTGCGGAGCATCCCATGTCCTTTAAGGTTCCAGACAGGCTGTTGACCGATGGACAGTGCCGAATGATGATTAACGGAATACAGTTCATTCAGGCGTTGCTGGAGGCAAATGGTCTGGCAGCAGGAAAAGACCATCAATTTAAGGGGCGGTATGATGCTGAGAAAAATGCAGTTATCATTTCGCTCAAAAATGGTGAATAAAGTACTTTCTCGCCTAAAAGATGTACAACTTGACATCACGTCCATTTGGTCGTATAATACGTCCAAATGGACGTGATGAAGGGAGCCAATATTATGAGTGCCGGAATTTTAGATGGCTTTCAAACGATAATTCCAACAGCGGCAGCCGTCTTATTGAAAAAACGACAAATGTTAAGGCTGACGCAACAAGAGATTGCTGATCGCGCAAAAATAACTTTGCGTCAATATCAAAGGTTGGAATCTGGGGAAAGAAGTATTTTGACCTGTTCTTTTGGCTTGGCGTGTCGAGTAATTGAAGCTCTTGATATGGATGTTTCTAAATTCTATCATGGTGACTATTACCTTGAAGAATTGAAAACTATTGAAGGCAAATGATTTGGTGACAGGGGAAAACATCAATTTAAATGACGGCATGATGCCGAAAAAGAGCAATATGGACAAATCTATGCCGAAAAGTTTACATCTGCAAGCTTGATATGCAAAGCGTTTTATGGTAAGATGGAAGCACAATAGGGAGAGTGTACACTCCCGTTGAACCTGTTGCTGAGAAGTGAATGCTGATGGAAAACCAGCTTGCTCACGCGATAACTCAGACGAAGTATAATTCGAGTGATGATAAGGCTGCTAAGAACAGCTGGTCACTAAAACTATATCGAATAAGCAGATAGGCTATACGAGGCTCAATTAATTGAAAACCGATAAGATAAGAATCCTAATAAGCAGTGGGGCATCTCTATGAATGAGCAATTGCTGAAAATGAATGGCTTATCGGTGGGAATTTTAGATGCACTATCATTTGAGTCGCATTTGGGAATTCCGTTGAAGAAGAACTTGCATTATTTTGATAAGGATTTGTTAATTGCTGAACTGATTTCGATGACTGAGTGGTTGGATGAACAGGAAATCCTTTCTAATATTGCGCTAGACTACAGGGTTAAGAGCTTGGATTCTATACTTTTGAAGTATGATCGTTACTATCCGGATCATCAGACACGAAAAGTGTTTAATGATATTCTGGGCTTCCGGGCTTTTTGTGATAGCTACGATCAAATATTAGAAGAAGAGTTTTCACCGTTCCGGATTGCTGATATGGCAAAAGGAAAGGCAGTGGATGATGGTTACAGGGGTGTCCATGTGTACTATCAGAAAAGTGGAAGACATTACCCCATAGAAATCCAATTTAATACGTTGTTTGATAGGCAATTAAATAACTGGCTTCACGATTATCTGTATAAAAAGAGTTATCCCGTGGAAACAGGGAAGATAATGCGTGAAAAGTATGAAAATGGATTGATTCGGAATGAACATGAATTTAAGGAGGTGCTGAATAATGTGCTATTTGGTAGCAAAAGATCGTAATGCACATGGTTGTTTTGCTCTAAAAACGACGCATGGGAAGCATCTGGTGGAATTAAAAAGAAAATTGAACAGAGAGGTTGGATATAAGGGAGTACAGCTTGTAACAATCAGCAGACCAACAGCGTATGGTGAGTATGCGCCTTACCACTTTGTGGATACAGAACAGGAATTTCAGACTCTTGTAAAGGGTCTTCGTCCATAAAAATTAAGAGATAAGCCCTACAAGGATCAAATTGGTTCAAAACCGATTTGAAAACCTTGTAGGGCTTATTTATTTACAAAAATTTTTGTTCCTTACTTGACAACCGCATATGGGCAACCAGACAAAAGCCTGATTTCATGCGGGTTTACGCGGCTTGACCTTTTCACCTCAACCTGTTTCTGCCTGTCATGGTGCGTTGCGGCCAGCGTGATTTTGGGTGCTAATGGCTTCTGGTTGCGCTCTATACTTAACCCACCACAGCGAAAGCTGATTCAAAATCAGAAAATTTGGTGTCAGTGACGTTATCGCAATCACAGCGGCAGGAAAGACCGCATTTTACTATGTGGACAAAGAAGCACTGGTAAAGTTCAATGGCTTTCTGGCACCAAAAGCTGAGGGCAGCTACCTGATTTTGAATGAGGGTGGCTATCAGATAGAAGGCCAAACAGATACATGGAAAGTCATTGACGAAAAGAATGTGCAGGAGCAAAGATTTGTACAGCTTGTCTGTGAACAGACAAAAAAGCAAAAACCGGACATTGTTCTCCACGACAGCGGAGTTTTGGTGGCGCAGACGATTTACGGATTTGACAGTTCGGTTATCGGCAGTCTATTGCAATTACGCCATGTGCTGCCGAACATCCAATGTCCTTTAAGGTCCCGGACAGGCTGCTGACCGACGGACAGTGCCGGATGAGGATCAATGGAGTACAGTTCGTCCAGGCGTTATTAGAGGCAAATGGTCTTGCTGCAGGGAAAGACTATCAGTTTAAGGGAAGGTATGAAGCTGAGAAAAACGCAGTTATCATATCGCTTGAAAAAGATGAACGGGAATGTTAGAAGAGATGGAAAAATCTGGAATACAGGTGTGGCACTATTGAAATATTTTGCTGGCCTGAATTCAAATCAGAATGGGCAATATGGACAAATCTATGCTGAAAAGTTTACATCTGCCTGCTTGATATGCAAGGTGTTTTATGGTAAGATGAAAGCACAATAGGGATAGTATATGCTCCTGTTGACCCTGCTGTAAGGAAGTGAATGCCGATGGAAAATCAGCTTGCTCATGCGATAACGCAGACGGAATACGATTTGAGTTATGATAAGGCTGCCAAGAAGCTGCTGGCCAACAAACAGATTCTGGCGCAGATTATGAAGAACTGCGTGAATGAGTACAGTGCCTGCTCCGTAGACGAAATTGCAGAGAAGTATATCGAAGGAACTCCAGAAGTGGGTACAGTTGGCGTTCATGTTGATGATACAAACAGACCCAAGAAAACTTCTGACGTAATTGCTGGTAGCAATAATGAGGATTCTACGCTGACTGAGGGAACCATCAATTATGATGTTCGGTTCGATGCAATCGCACCAGCATCAGAAGGTTCTGCTGAACAGAAAGATGTGATACGTCTTATTATCAATGTAGAAGCGCAGACCGCTTTTAATCCGGGGTACCCTTTGACGAAGCGTGCAATCTATTATTGCAGCAGAATGATCTCTGCACAGCACGGCCCGATATTCACGAACTCAGAGTATGGGAAAATCCGAAAAGTGTACTCTATCTGGGTTTGTACACATCCAACTAAAGAGTTTCAGAATACTCTGATTCGTTATTCCATTCGGCCAGAGCAGTTGATTGGAAATGCTGTTGAAAAATCAGAAAACTATGATTTGATGAGCGTTGTAACGATTTGTCTGGGAGAGTCGGGTACAGAAAACTATACAGGTATTGTGAAATTTATGGATGTGCTGCTCTCTTCATCCAGAGCAGCTACTGAGAAAAAGAAAATTCTTGAAGAAGAATTTGGCGTTGCAATGAACGAAGATCTGGAAAGAGAGGTGCTTGTTATGTGCAACCTTAGTCAGGGCGTAAAGGCCGAAGGCAGAGAAGAAGGCATTAGCATTGGGGAGATGCGGATGCTGGTGCAGCTTGTTCGAGACGGCGATTTAAAAATGGAACGTGCCGCTGAAAAGGCAAAAATGACAGTGGAGCAGTTTAAGAAAGTGATGGAAAACACTCCACTGCAGGCAGTCTAAGATAAAATCATATAGAGAAAACAGTTAAGCCCTACAAGGCTCAGATCGGTTCGGAACCGACTGAAAACCTTGTAGGGCTTATTTTTTTGCGATTTTTCAAATTTATTTGTGAAAAAAGTTGTCCAAGACTTGACATCGGGCGGCCTGCTGGGTGTCTGGGGCAAATGGGTAAAACACGCTAAGTACATTCAAGTGTGAAACCATTATCCGGTCTGGTAAAACCTGGTGCGAAATATCTTAATTTTAATTACACAGAGTTTGCAGAAACACTCTATTCCAGCAAGGCCGACTTGTCCGCTTGGGTAGAAACACTCAACCTTTAACCTTCACATTCCTGCGGAATGAAATGCCCGCCTAGTCGAGAAGATTTACGAATCCTCTCACCCAGACGGGCATTACCTTTATCATTCGGCCTTATTCCATAGTGAAAACCAGAGTACATCCATTATACTTCTGCTTAATTGTCTTATTTTCTCCTCTGAAACGACTTTTTCTATATCACCATACGCAATGAAATAAGCGCGGTTCAGCAGGAATTGCTATTGAAGTTGGAAATAAAATCAATCGCCATGCTAGAATATGCACCAAAACAAGATTCCGAGGCCTGCTGAAAACAGGATCATCAGAATTGGCGATGGAGCTGTTTTTCTGATTTTTTTACAAATCAGATGCGTTGCTCCGAGCATGGCAAATACTGCGATAGAGCGCAAATCGGGCGCAAATCCGGTCTGTAAATCCGTGAGGCCAAGCAGCGTAGACAGCGCCATGCTGAGCGCGGTCGCAAGGATCATCGCTACAACGCACGGACGAACTCCCGATAAAAAGGCGTTGACGGGTGCATATTTCATCAGATTCTTTAGTGCGGATGCAATTAAGAGAATAATCAAAAATGACGGCAACACCACGCCCAGCGTTGCAACAAATGAACCGAGGATTCCGCCCAGTGTTGAGCCGATAAAGGTTGCCATATTCACGGCAAGGGGTCCCGGTGTGGATTCAGATACGGCAATAAAATTCAGAAACTCGTTCTCTGTCAGCCAGCCGTTGGAAAGCACCGTTTCGCGTACCAGCGAAACCATTCCATAGCCGCCGCCGAAAGACAAGGCACCGATCATCAAAAAGTTCAGAAAGAGACGCAGGTATATCATGACGTTTTCCCATCTCCTTTCCGGATTTTTCGCAGAAAGAAAACAACAAGCCCGACCGCGCCGCAGATCAGGATGTAAAACACAGAGGAAAACGAAACTGCTGTGATCGAGCAGCAGAGCATGGAAGCCACGACCAACGTGAGAATCGTCAAGTTTAGTATATTTTTGTCAATACTTTTAAGCATTTTCAGCCCTGCGGTAAGGATCAAATAGATCACACATACCTGAATCCCGCGGAATGCGCAGGAAACCCAGCGCAAACTGAGAAACTGATCAAAGAACAGCGAGATACCATAAATTACAAAGAAAGATGGAATGCTGACAGCAAGTGTGGACATGGTTGCACCCGCAAATCCTGCAATTTTGTAACCAATGTAAGTCGCACTGTTGATGGCGACTGGTCCTGGCGTGGATTCGGCTACCGCAACCATGTCCAGAAACTCGCTTTTTTCAAGCCATTTTTTCTTTTCAACGAACTCATTTTCAAGCAGCGCAATCATAGCGTATCCGCCGCCAAAGGTGAACGCACCGATTTTTAAGAATGTGATAAATAAAGAGCAAATTAGTTCCATACCTGTATATCCTGCCTTCTGCGAATAATACCTACAAGTAAAACACCCAATAGAATCAGGCAGCCAGACAACACCTGCGACACGCGGACACCTGGCATCAGATAGAGACTGTCAGTACGAAGTCCCTCTACAAAGCAGCGTATCAGACCATAGCCGATCATGTAAAACGGAAGCAGATGAATGATGGCTTGGCAGAGCGTAAACCCAAGTCCAAGACTTCGGCGGCTGTCGCCAATCGGATGCGTTCATTGGATGGAGACGAGGACAGGCACACAAGAATATGCTCTTTTGGCAGTTCGCTTCCTTTGTTCTGCACATTTTCACCACCCCTCTTAAACGATATTATAGCACCAAGATGTGAAGGTTTCTACTGCGCCCAATCGGATTCGTTGTCCGGAAATGAAATTTGCTCTGAATCATAGATCACGATTTCTACATGGGCATGACTGCTGCGAAACCGGGAAAGCGTTTCCTCA